TTTGAACAAATTCTTCAATAGTACCAAATTTATTATTTTGAGCTTCAAACCAAGGAAGAATATCTAAAGACATTGATAAATTTTTCAAGAAAATCATGATAGATCTATCTCTGTTAACTTTAATACCACTTTTAGTTTCACCATCTGCAAATGCATACTGAGAAGCTTTTACTCTACCAATTTGACCAGCATAATGACCTTTACTTGCATCATCTTTGTCAATCATAAAACCTTCAAAACCGTCAATTGGTGCTGTCTCAACATCAATTACTAAGTGATATGCTCCTTCAATAAAAGAGAATTCTTCTAAATGAACACCATTGATTTTTAACTCATGATTACCTGGAGTTATTGTTTTTGGCATTCCTGTTCCTGTTCCTAAATCTGTTGTACTTAACATTTTTTTACTTTTTAATTATTAAACATTTATTTTACATATACCTCATCCCAGGAAATTTTTAAATCTCCATCAGTAGAATCAGCAATTACTATTTCTTTATTTCTCAAGTGATCTGGTCTTGCACCACATGTTACTTCATCATTAGACTTAAAAGACAAGATAGTTTTTGGCCCTTTTCTGAACATGTACATTATCTTCAAATTAATACGCAACATTAATTCCGTTTATTAAACTGCTTAATATTTCTATTAAGATGAGACTATATCTTCTTCCTTGTTAGGAAGGCTTCCTTTTCCACTACCATTAGCTTGCAGTGTACTCCCCTTTGGGATAGTCGTTGAACCTTTTATAAATAAGTTGTCATACACTTGCTTAATCCAAAGTATCCATTCATCATATGAATAATTCTTTTTAGCAAAATTACATTTTTGACAACAAGGTACACAATTTTTTATTGTGTAACCTATATTATTATCTTTTCTATCTATACCATTATATACAAACTCAGATGTATCTTTAAACTTTCTTTTATGTCCTTTAAAAGTATTTGCTGGAACAGCGTTACAGTAATGACAATTTTGAATTACTAGTTCTTTGAATTCATCTAAATTAATATCAAAAGCATAGTTTCTAAGTAAAGCTTGTTTTTGGTAATTCATGTAAACTTGATAAAACATTGCTGTAAAAAGAGGTTTAGAACTTCTTTCAACTATTTGTTCAATATTATAACAACCACAAGATTTACTTGCTCCAGACTTAACTGAATAACCCGTAACTTTTTTAATAATTCCACAATCACATTGGCACACATATCTTTTAGAAGATTTTTCCCAATGTAAAATTGTCCATCTATTAACTTTTGTTCCTGGTTCTAAACTTAATTTACTCATAATAATTTATTTATAACTTGGCTGCTGATTGTCTTCACCTTTAAGTGGTCAGAGTTCCCAGACAATTAAAAAGCTTTTTCAATCTATATTACTATAGAAAGTGGCTACTAAGTTAACCAATAGCATCAGCATTAGCACAGATTAGAGACTTTATTTTACCTGTCAAATCTATATTAGCAGACATAACAAGCTCACCTTTGTCATCTACTTGTTTCATTTCTACCTGTTATTTCTAACAGGATTAGACTATATCTTAATCTACATACTTCCAAATATATCCTTTTATTTGTTTTTTCCTTCCTGCACAACAGTGAGATATTGATGCATAATGAACTTTGTAAAATTCTGATGCATCTTTTAAACTATCCCAAACTTTTATAAGAATTCCTTCTTTATATTGACCTATTTTTCTTTTACAATGTTTACCATAATTACCTTTAGGATAAATTAATCCTTTATGACTTTTAGATAAATTTCTTATATGGGTTTCACTAAGCTTTTTTCCTTTTATACTTTTAGAAAGTTTTTGTTTAGTTTCTGAACTAACTATTTTTCCTTTAAGTTTAATTGAAATTTTTTGTTTATGTTCTTCAGATAGTTTTTTTCCTAAACCTCCCTCACCACCTAATGTTTGATTTGTTAAATTAAATCCCCAAACTTTGCATTGATTTATCCAATAAATTTCCCAAAATTGCCATTCTGATTTATCAACTTCATCTAAAATAATATAACTTATATTATAATCAATTGATTTTAACCAACATGTTTTATGAGTTTTTCCTTTATCTAATAAATGAAACTTAAATCTTTGTTGTACATTATTAGCTTTACCTATATACCTAATATTATTTGTATTATTTTCTAGCAAAGCATAAATAAAAGTTGTATGTAAATTCCTCCCTTTTCCACTATTGCTAGTGTACTCTACTCCCTTGTCTTTATAAAAAGTGGTTTTGATAGTCGTTGAACCTTTCTCATATTCATGTGAACTTAGAGACTTGGCTGCTGATTGTCCATTCATATAGTGAATTTTTTGGTCACTATAAAGATACAAAATATTTTCAAACATTCATAGTCTAATTTCTTGACTATTGTAGTTATTTTGTCTTTAGGATATTCCAGCAATTAAAGAGGTTTTATAAGAACTAACAATTAATCCTTAATGTGTCCAGATAAAATTACATGATCAGCAAGAGTATCTACAAAGTCAAGCACTTGGAAAAATGCAGTGCGGATATATAAATAACCAGCACCGTTTGGTAGAGTGGTAATATTATCTCCATCAAAATTCTTTCCCATCGGTGTTTGTTTGTAAATTTTTATTGCTAATGGATGAATCATTTCTTCCAATGCAGTAACAGTATCAATAGTAATATACTTGTAAGGCTTACCTGCTTCTCTGATTGCTTTTCCAGTATCTAAAAGCTGTTGCAAATTTGCTATTGGAACTTTGAGAGCTTCAATAAAGTCTGCACCATGCTCTAAATCTAATATCAGATTATCTTCAAGACCTGCATAACATGTTGTCTTGCCAGTTTTAGGCTTAGAATAAATAACCATTCTTTTTGGGTTTACTCTTTCTGCCTTAACTTTTGAAGTTGGAAGTACTATACTCATGATTTTGTAATTAAGTCATTTAACCATTGTTTGTTACTTACAGGCTTTTTCCACATAATTGCTGCAAAATCTTGTATTGTCATTTCGGATACAAAAGCATCTTTATGAGTAACAATTGCTTGAGCTTGTGCTGTTAAAAGATTAGGTAACTCTGCTGTAAAATCAGGAAATTCATCTTGTACTAAAGAGTTTTGTAATTTTGGCAAATCAATATCAAAATCAGCACCTTTCTTATCTTGAGAAACTGACTCAAGACCTCTCTTTTCAAACAAAGCATATGTAATTTCTGTACCATCTGGTAACACTGCTAATAACTCTGATGCAGGAACAGTAAACAATTTATAAGGATCACCTTTATAGTTTGTACCTTCTTTCAGATCATATTCTTCTAAATAGAATGGGTTGTATCTATACTTAAACAACTGTCTATTTGCATAGAAAGGTTTAATGTCTACAATAGAACCAGATGAATCTGTTACATTATCATAGAACTCCACATAGATATCTTCACCTTTTGCTAATTCTGATTCAAAGAACTGCACTTGTCTTCCATACTTACCTTTCTGGAAAAATGCTGTCTTAACTAAAAAGAATGGATCCCCTTGCCCAATCTTTTTGAAAGTATTCATATGCTGAGCATAGAAATCTCTTTCTTTTTCTTTTCTAACTGTCATACACTTAAATTTTCATTTTTGTTTTTACTGCGGTTGGTGGTGTTGGAATTTCTACAATTCTCATTACATCACGGTCAAGTTTAAAGAAGCTGATTCTTGTAGTACCATTTCTTGATTTAAGAAAGTGAAATACTAGCACATCTTCATCTTCAATAATGAACTTATCCGGACCATAGAACCTAATCTTTCTAATAGATGGTTTATTGATACCCATAACAACATCTGCATGTTGTAATAAGGCATCTGAACCATAGATATCAGAATCCAATACATAATTACCATAAGAACCTTCTTCTTGTCTTTTAGGATCATCAATATTTCTATTGAGCTGACTTAGGACAATGAATGCTACAGGATATTTCTTTTTCATCATAGTGAGAGCTTCACCTAAGCTATTTAACATCTCAAATTTATCCTTTTGTCCTTTACCTACTCTAAATAGTGCAGAATGATCAATGCCAACAAGTAAGTTAGTATAAGTACCATCTTCTCTTTGGTTTTGCTCCATTTCATAATGAATTGTAGCACACATCTCATCTACTGTACATGCATCATAAATAACATTAATAAAATCACTATTAGTGGTTTTATTATAATAGTCTACACATTTGTAGAATATTTTTTC